TATCAGAGAAGGTTTGATGTTGGGCGGTGGGGCACTTGGTGCTGCTACCAAACTGCCCGGCGGTATGGTGTTTGGAAGAGAGTTAGGCAGTAAACTGTCTAAACTGGTCGGTAGCGGTGATTACGAATCAAATGTGTCAGTTAATGACCTTATTCGCCCACCAGTTTTGGCGTCAGCTAGTTTTGCCGGTGAGAATGGGGATTTTGTTCGGATTCGCCGTCGTGAATTCTTACAGGATATCTCGACATCAGCGGTTGCAGGTGCTTTCGTTAACTATTCTTTTCCCATTAACGCTGGGCTTCATGCCACCTTTCCTTTTCTGAATCAGGTTGCTAGCAATTATGAGGAGTTTTGCTTTGATGGTCTTGTATTTGAATTTATTTCTTCTGCATCCCCATACATTGCAGGCTCTTCACTTGGTACCGTGATTGCATCAATGGAGTATAACTCCACGATGCCAGACTTTACTTCCAAGTTCACTATGGAGAACTCTGCTCATGCTATTTCCGCCAGAATCGATAAGAATTTGATGTATGGCGTCGAATGTGCTAAGGGTTCAAATGTTCAGAATTGCTATTACACTAGGTCTGGCGCGTCGACGTTGCCTCTCACAACCACTGACCTTGGGAACTTCCAGTTGGCTTTGGCGCCTTCTGCTGCAGTCCCTGTGTCAAGTGTTGTAGGAGAGTTGTGGGTCACTTACGATGTGATCCTTAAACGTCCGTATATTACCGGTAGTACTGGCTTGTATCATAGATATTCTGGTGCCGGAACCGCATTATTGCCTTTCGGTACGAACACGATTCAACAGACCAATTTAGGGGCTTCTAATTTTTCTTATCATAATGGGACTAATATCGCCTTTAATAATGTTGCTGTTGGTGATAGTTTTGTTGGACAGTGGATTTTCGTCGGGACGGGCGGTGCGGTGTTGACTTATCCAGTCATCACATACACCGGTGCAGTCGCGACTAATGCGCTGAACTTGGACACTGCAAGTGTCCTTAACTCACCAGCAGCCGGTGTCACTTCGATTACGGCTAGTTCAACATTTACCTTCACAGCTACTGCATCCTCAGGGTATATTACCTTTGGGGCGGCAGGCACCCTCCCGACTGGTTCAGTATATGTAGAGCTGTTAATTACATATGTTGGGTGTAATGTTCTACCAGCAAACTGGTAGTTTATCATGTAC